TAAAGAATACCTTGAAGCAGTAGAAAGTGGATATTGGTTTGGTTATCAAGATGGCGATTGCTCTGACATACCTGACATTATTACTATTATTATCGAAGAAGAAGAGGTAGATGATGAGTTGGACCAAGAGATACTTGGAGATGACCCCCTTACAGAAGAAGAAATTTTTATTGAAGAGGAGATTGTTGAACTTACAGAAGAAGAAATAGCTGTTCTTGAAGCAGAAATACAAGCTGAAGAAGAAAGATTAATTGCTGAACAACTAGATGCTGAAGAAGAACTACTTATATTAGAAGAACTAGAAGATAGTGTAATAATATTAGAGGGATTAACAAAAGAAGAAGTAGAAGAATTTGTAGATATTATACAAGAACTTGAAGATACTATTGAGATTATAGAAATTATAGAAGAAGTTATAGAATTAGATATACCTGAAGATATTATACTTATTATAGAAGATGAGGTTATTGAAGATGACATTGTTATTGTGGTGGAAGATGAAGAAATTATTGAGGAAGTTTTGGATGAGCCAATACAGGAAGATGTTGAGGAGAAACCTACAGAAGAACTTTCTAAAGAAGAGGTCATTGAAGAACTTGTTGAAGTTGAAGAGGTCATTGAAGAACTTATAACAGTAGAGATAGTAGAAGTATCTGAAGAGGAACTAGAAGAGTTTACTGAAGAGGAGTTAGTTGAATATGAAGAAGCAAAAGAAGAAGCTATACAAGAGTTTGTACAAGAACTTACCAACGAAGAAGTCGTAGAGGTACTTGAAGAAGTACAAGATGTTGGTGTACAGAATTTAGAACAGGTATCAGAAGAAGTACAAGAAGTTGTACAGGCAGTAGTTGAGGAGGCTATTGACAATGTTGAAGAACTTACAGAGGAACAAGTTGAGGTTGTCGCTGAAGTATTACAAGTTGAAGCTGATGATGTTGTTATTGTTGCAGAAGCTATTAAATCAGATGAAGTAGTAGCAGAAGCAGTAGAAGAATACGTTGAACGTGCAGTAGATAACGCAGATGTAGAGGATTACACACTTGCTGATGTTGTTACAGAGGTACAGTACGAAGCATTCTTAGAAAATCCAATAGAAGTTTTTGTTGATGTTGATATACAAGATATAAACCTTACAACTATTGGTGATGACATGACACAAGACCAACGAGAAAAAGCACAAGAAGTTGTAGTGCCGGTAATTTTGACTAGAATAGTAAGTATTGCAGCATTTGTAATGAGGAAAAGTTTATGATTAAAAAAATATGGAATTGGTTTATAGAAATAATTAAAGAAACGTTAAACCTTTCGTGGACTTTAGTTGGTTTAGTTATTGCAACACTTACTTTGACAGGTTCGGCACAACAAATAACAGGACTTGCAACAGTAATTACATTAGTTGTATGGTTATTAACTATAGGATTTAGAAAAGATAAGCCTACTAAAGGCAAAGGAAAAGTGAGCAAATAATGGATTGTTGTGGTGGTGGATGCTGTGGTGGTAGATAACTGCTACACATTTACCGATAAAAATGGTACACACATAAGCATATGTGATTGTAAGAATGGAGGAATAGGTGAAACTCACAGTTGTTAGAACACAATTTGGAACAGATGCAACTAATGGAATATTGTTAGTTGATGGAGTGTTTGAAAATTATACATTAGAGGACCAATACCAAGCAGTAAAAGTTATGCACGAAACCTGCATACCTGAAGGAACATACGATATAAAATTTAGAACTGTTGGTGGTTTTCATACTAAATATAAAGAAAGATATGGTAATGCACATTATGGTATGTTGCACTTACAAGATGTACCTAACTTTACATACATACTTATACACGCAGGTAATACAGATGAACATACATCAGGTTGTTTAATTGTAGGAGAAACACAACAAGATTTAGATATAAGTGATGATGGATTTATCGGACATTCAGGCAAAGCGTACTCAAAACTATACAATAAAGTGGCAAAAGAGTTGTTACTTGGTAAAGAAGTAAGCATAGAATACACAACAATAACTAAACTATTAGAAAAACCTGCATCAAATGCTTCAACAGATGATGTGGTGTTAGCTAGAACAGTTATGGATAAATTGCAAGAACTTAAAGAAGATATTTCTGAAGTTAATGGAAATGTTATAACTAATAAGGCTATGCTAAAGGGTAGATTGATACAATAATGTTAGAAAAATTTAAAAGAAAAAGAAATTCTGATGGTACATTCAAGAAGGATGTTGCGTGGACACCATGGAACGAAGCATGGGAGTATAAGATGAGTGAAGAACTTAAAGATATGCTTGAAAGAACTATATGGACTTTCGTTGAAGCATTTCTTGGTGCTTTAGTTGTTGCACCTTTGATATCTGTTGATGCAAATACATTAGAGTTAGCTGCATTAGCAGGTGGTGGTGCTGCACTTGCAGTTGTCAAGACATACGCTAAAAAACAAATATCTAAATAACAATATACTTTAAATAATCCTGTATACTTATATTGACAGGAGGAAGTATCGCAAAGAAACCTATCCCTGAAGAGTGGGGTAATAACTTTTATAAATCAGGATGGCAACCCGGTGTAGATATTAACGAATCTACAGGTCTTGGGGAGATAACACACGTAGATACTGACCCTAATTACAGGAATAAGTTTGATGATATCCTTCGTAATTGGGGGTTTGACCCTAAATTATACGTAATTGAAGGTTCAGTTCGTGCATCTTCATGGAATGTACAGTTGAAAGGTGGTAGAACTGAAACATTTTATGCATTTAAAGGCGTTGTACGTAAGAAAAACCCCGGACATGACAAATATTTTCAAGAATTATTTAAACAAGCTAAGAAAAAACCACCAATAAAGAAGAAAACACTAGGTGGAGATACAGCTTTCTTATTTTTTATGGCAGATTGGCAACTTGGTAAGCGTGATTTTGGTGTAGAGAATACAATAGCACGTTATGATGTAGCTTTACAAGATGCAGTAAATAGAATTAAAGACCTAAGAAAAACAGGCGTAGCTATTGATGAGATATACATGATTGGATTAGGTGACCTTACAGAAAATTGCACAACAGCATTTTTTGATTCACAACCTTTCAATGTCGAGTTGTCTTTGATAGAACAATATGCTCTTGCACGTTCAATGATTATGAAAACAGTTGATACATTCTTACCTTTAGCAGATAAACTTACACTTGCAGGGTGTCCGGGAAATCATGGCGAAATGTCACGAAGCAGTAAAGGTCAAGTCTTTACAAATAGATTAGACAACAGCGACACAATGCACTTACAAATATGTGATGAGATAATGAAAGCTAATCCTGAAAGGTATGGGTCTGTAACTGTAGAAGTTCCTGAAGGTTTTCATCAAGTGTTAGATATTAAAGGTAAAACATGTGCTTGGACACATGGACACATGGCAGGTGGTGGTGCTAATCCTGAAGTTAAGATAGAGAATTGGTGGAAAGGTCAGATGTATGGACACCTACCGGCAGGACAATCAGAGTTGTTAATCACAGGTCATTACCATCACTTTCGTAGTAAGCAACAGGGTAATCGTACTTGGTTTCAATCACCTAGCTTAGATAAAAGCATAGATTTTACACAAAGGTCAGGTCTGTGGTCACATCCCGGAGTTCTTTCTTTCACAGTTAACGATAAAGGTTGGGATAATTTAAAAATACTTTAGCTATTCTTCTTCCTTCTCTATTTCTTCAGCTATCTTAATTGTGTTTGTATTGTGGTCAGTAACAAATTCATCCATTAGTTCTCTAATTCTTTGTGGATTTGTCTTAGATAACATGATAGATTTCTCTACCTTTTGTCCTCCACAGGCATTAGCTAACTTAATTGCCCATGTCTTTAATGTTTTTGGGTCATCAAATATGTTTGGCATTTAAAATATTCCTTTCGTTTCTAAATCTTTTTGTTCTTTTGTTTTAAGTATTGCACTACATGTTATAACTTTATGTGCGTATGGGTTGTCCTCATGCACTATCTTTAATTGTTTAATACAAAAATCGTTACCATCTTGGTCAGTTGCGTAGGATAAATGCTTTACAATCTTACATCTACCATCAATACTTTGCTTACATCTAGTGTCTAATGGTGCAGGTTGGTCAAAGTCATAGTCGGGAAAACGTTTTGCTAATCTTTTAACCAACTTTTGCACATTAATACTAGGATTATCTAGTTCCGACATTACTTAACTTTGTCTTTCCAATTAGTAATAATAGAACTAGCAGTTTCTCCATTGATATCTCCATTGTTCCATAGCTTTTTAAGTTCTGCTAAGTCATCAAGGTTTTTATCAGTAGCTTTTGCAACAATATCCTTACACCATTTAAGTTGTCCTTCACTCGCAGGATTTGTTTTCCATTCCTCGCCCATGTCCTCACCTCCTTCAGTAATTTCTGTAACTTCAAATACACTTGCTATGTCATCAACTACATTAGGTGTAGCTAACTTTTCAAACACATTCATAAAGGTATTCATCTGTTCTTGTGACCAATCCTCTACTTCCTCCGGTAATCCATGTTCGCTTACACATTCAACATAACTATCTCTTTGGTACTCAATAAGTTTTTGCTCATCATCAACCATTGTACTCATTAAAGTTTTAAGTTGTTTTGCAACATCTTTGTTAGTAGGTTCTTTAACCATTTCATCAACAACTTTATTCATCTGTTCTTTCTGTGCTTTAGTAGTTCTAGGTGTTCTTACTTTTGTAACCTGAACTTTGTCCTCGTTGTTACCAACCTTAGACATTTCCTCTCTGCTTGGTCTTGCTTTATTGCTACCCTGATACTTCCAATTAGCTAAAGCTCTACCGATTGCAGATGTTTCACAGTTTTCTGCCCATGCATCTTTGTTTGCGAAACCACCCTGACCTTTAGTTTCTTGTGCTATGCCTGTTGATACTGCATTTGTATCATCTTTGTCTATAAATATCTCTGCTTTCACAGTTATACAAGTACCATCATCTATTAAATGTACGACTTCTGTTGATACACGACCATTAGGATTGTCTTTCCAAAATAATTTAAGTCTATCCTCTACTGTTTCGTAGTTATCTAAGTTAAAATTAGGCATTGTTTTGTCCTCCCTCTAATATTTTATACACTCTCTGCCTTGATATTTTTAATAAACTAGCTATCTGTTGTATTGATAATTCATTTTTCATCATCTTTATGGTAGCTAATCTAGTCTTTCTAAATGCTTTTGTTTGCTTGTTAAGGTGTTCCTCCTCATCAAGTATTGCTTGTGCTAATCGTTTCCAATTATCCATTATTTCTCCTCTTTTGGTTTTGGTTTTTCTATTAATTGCAAATCATTAATATCAATTATGTCGTTTAATAGTTCAACTTTATGTATGGTGTACCACTTATCATCATCATCAACTATAGTAATATCCCATATCATTGGATTATTAGGCACTATTCCTCCTCATTAAATTTACTCTTTAACATTTCTGACATTTGCTTGACATAATTCTTACGCATTTTCTCTATCTCTATTATGATATTTTCTAATTCATTAGGATTAACTGTTGACTTAAACTCTTTGTCTTGATTAACAAATTTAATATCAACATAATATATATCTCCCCATGTTAAATAGATTTCTCCCTCAACATTAGGTGTGTAGAGTTCAATACCTCCACGTTCTTTATCTATTTTTCTTGCTATCCAACTGTCATAATTAATATCATGTTTGTTTAAGATACCTAGTATTCCTTTAAAACCATAATCTGTTTCAACACTAGCAACTGTTTTTTTAGAATTTGATTTGCTCATAGTCCATGTCCTTTCTTGCTTGGTCTAGTATTTCTTGTGGTGTCATTAACAATTTATAGTAATGCTTACCACCTTTCTTAATTGTTTCTATCTCCCACAAGTCCTCTCGCATGTTAAAAATGTGTGCAGATATTCTTGGTATGCCGAAGTCATATACAAATGTATGACTTGATACCAATGGCTCACTACTATTCTTAGCAGTTTTTAATATCCACTCCACTCTTTGCCTTTGCTTTAGTTGTGGAACAGGTTGTTCTCTAAAGTATTTAAAGTCCATTAGATTATTCCTTTCAATTTCCACCTTATAAAAGTTTTTATTTTTAATCCTAAAAAGAATTTATCTAAAAACTTTTGATAATGGTAACCTTTTTTAAATTGGCTCAAATACAATGCTCTTTGATATTCTAATTTTTCTTTATCCATTATTCCCCCTCAATTTCATACCAATTATCATCACTTGGCTTGTCGTGGTTAGTATGTTTTCTGCATATTGTTATTGCACCATCAAGAACTTCTATCTCTCTATCAAGCATGTCGCTTTCATCTAGCTCTGTTAGATTTGATTTAAGTTCTTTCTGCTCATCTAACCATTTGTTTAATTCATGGATAGCTAAAAGTAAAGGTGTATCGCTCATTACAATACACCTTTATTAACAAGTAACTTGATTATGTTCTTAGCAATTCGTATAGCACCACGTTTGTTCGGCTCTATCTCATTGTAAAAACAATTATGGCTCATGAAGTGTCTAGTATCTAAGACATCATAGCTCTGATTGTTATTTCTCTTGTCGTACTTGTTAGCTATTCTATATAATCTATCGTTCCACATAGACACGATTGCTTTTGCAACATGGTCTATGTTATTAAAACGATTAGGATTAAATGCTAGGTTTCCATCATAACAAGTTAGTAATACAAAATTTCTACCTGATTGTGATAGCTCACTAAGTATAGTTTCATATGCTAATGCTAAAATGTCTAGCTCTTGGTTCATTAAAGCCATAACAGTATTGGTGTCGTGATTATCTTTTAGCATGTTTATCTTTGCTAACAAATCGTTACCACCTGCACTAATTACAACTGTGTTACCTACAACTTTGCTTGTATTATTTAATACATCATAAACTGTAAAGCCATCTACTGCTTGGTCGTTTATTCTTGACATATACGTAGGGTTTGCATAATGTTCTGCGAAATAATCAACAGTACCTTTGCCTGTTCCTGTATATGATTTGTTGTCAATAACACTATCGCCAATAAAAGTTATATCGGCTTTCTTGTTTACTGACCTATTCCAAATGTTTGTGTAGTTAGTCTTGACATTATTATTAGTAACAACAACAGGGTTGTCATCAATAAGGTGGTCAAAATTAAACTGCTCATCTGCTTGGTCAATAAACCAATCGTTATTTTGTGACATGTTTTCCTTTCTGTCAATATATATTGTAACATACTGTAAATATATGTGTACAAAAAAAAGTATCTAGCTTTCGGGGTTTCACTAAACAGGGCAGGAAAGAGAAGTCCTACTTACTAGATACTTTATGCTACTTACTTATCCAACCATTTGCTTTCGTTTCATTTGTGGAACATAAATAGCTTCTAACACACACACTTGAAAAATGTATACCTTTATCAAGTGCATTATGGCTCGGCTTCCCGACTTCTGACTAGCATTAATGTACACCATATTATGTGCTAGAAGCTACCTACAGAACTTGGATATACCAAATACTTTCGTATCGGGCAAGGTTTAGTAAGTTCAAATTTCCCCTTGCTTATCCTTTATAGATAGCTTGAAAGAAACAATTAACGTGGTCTGCATTTAGTTGTTTCGTGTCTAGGTGGTAATGAGCCACCAACCATTATTGTTCCTTTCAAAATTAACATTAACATACTTGTAATTATATGTTGTCTTTTCTTAATTTATTTTCTTGATAAATTCTGTATCTTAAATTAATTTTATCTGCTAACCAATTAGAGATAGTTAATGCACCAACAAGATACACCGGAACACATAACCAAAAAGATATTTCTGCGTTACTAATTTTGTTTCCTTTCTGTTGTCTTACACATCATATCATGTATCTTTTTTTATGTCATTAAATGTTTACATATAATCTTACACATAGTATTCTTAATTATATGAAATGCGTAATTTGTGGGCGACCAATGCGTAGTGTACACGAACAGCACAATGCAGAACCTGTTGCACAGGGTGTGTGTTGTGATTGGTGTAATGTTATGCAGGTTATTCCTAAAAGATTAGAACAACTTAAACATTTGATAGATACAATTAGTTTGTAAATAGTTATTGTATATATCTATTGAACTGTTATTATTATTGTATGTATTTAACAGTTAGAAAGGTTAGTTAAAATGGAAAAAATTAATTGGGGTTATGTATTAACTCTTGTAAGCTCACGTGATTTTGTGCGTGATGTGAAAGATTATTTTGGTAGAATAAAATCTACTGAAAACGATTTAGAAACGTTATTGTATTGGGGGGCTGATACGTTGCGTAATGAAATTGATATGAAACAGAGTTTCAATAATCATTTTGTTGATATTCGTAAATCTGTTTTGGTAGCTAGAGATATTATCAAGATGAATAACTTTCAACGTGTTACTTGGAACTCAAAATTTTTCAAGTATGTTGTTGATAGAAATAAATCTTATCCACGAGTTACAAAAGATGATGTTTACGAAAGAGATATTGTCGCAGAGAAATGGGAACAGGAAAGGCGTTGGTCTTGTTGTATGCCTTATGATTGTATGTGTTATGAAAACGTATCATCAATAGGGCAGATTTGGACTAAGGTAAATCAAGAAAGAAAGGTTGGTTAAAAATGACAGATTGGAAAGATGTTTTAGCTAAAGCAGAAATAAATTTAGCTAAACTAGAAAGCACAAGTGCAGAAGTAGAAAGCACTAATCAAGCACCATATCCAAAAGTTGAAGTGCCTTATGAAACAGAGTGCATTGATTGTGAAGTTAGCTACACAGACATTGATGTTGATAATGAAATCAAAGTCTATGAAGTTAATAAAATGGAAAGTGAATATCTATGTATGGATTGTGGATTTACTTTTATTGATAAACAAATCGCAAATGAAAAAATACGTATTGAGATGATTAAAGAAAGGTTGGTTAGATAATGAGTAAGCAGGGACATAGTCAAGAACAGATTGACAGGAAGTTGCAGAGTATTGAAAGTTGGAAAGATACAATTATTAGATACAAAAAAGAAGTACAAGAAATAAATGACAGAATAATTCCTTATGTAAGTCATTTGAAACTTGATTTAGAGAAATGTGATAGAGATAAATCTATATTGCGTAACAATATTCAAATTGCTGAACATCAAGTAAGGATATTGGAAAGTCAATTAATGGTTGATAAGTTTAGGAAAAAGAATTACAAGATTAAAACAAATCAAATGTAATCATCTAACTAACCAATAAAGGAAGGCACTTGTTTAATCGCAGGTGCTTTTCTTTTTGTTATCCTTCGGTGTGTGTTTCTGAACTACTAACCTTCAATGAACTAAGTTAACTAACTATCCCTAGTATTTAATCAAAAGGGGTACACAACATCTTGTGCTACTACATACTGTGTACACTACATGTTGTATGTACTACACAATGGGTTATTGCTCTATGTTGCACAGGCAGGATTGTTGGTGGCTTTCACATAGGGGGGTTAAATGTGGGCGGTGCTTTAATATATAGTATACCCTCTAGAAATATGCTGTTAACTAGGTACTATATGTGGTGGTACTATATATA